AATTTCACGCATCATGGTGTGGTCCATGCAAAGGTCTATCAATGACTATCAAAGGCGCAGAAGATAAAATTACTATACCTATTGAAGAATATGATATAGATACTTCTGGGTCAATCTCTGCCCAGTGGCATGTTCGTTCTGTTCCTACAATGATTTTACTCAATGATGCTGGCGCAGAAATTAAACGTAAAGTAGGCTCGATGAGTGAAGCTGAATTATTAGAATTTTTGAAAGGATAATATGAGCATTTTAGATAAGATTAAAAAGAATAGCACAATTAAAGATTCTGCTATTCTTGCAAATTCAAAATTCTTCACCAAGAAGGATATGATTCCTACCACAGTTCCAGCTATTAATGTGGCACTGTCAGGAAGACTGGATGGTGGTCTCACTCCAGGAATTACAATGTGGGCTGGACCATCAAAGCACTTTAAAACTGCTTTCAGTTTATTGATGGCAAAATCATATATGGACAAATATGAAGATGCTGCTTTATTGTTTTATGATAGTGAGTTTGGTACTCCTCAGTCTTATTTTGATTCTTTCGGGATTGACACTAACAGAGTTATCCATACTCCACTTACTAATGTTGAAGAATTAAAATTTGATATTATGCAACAACTTGCAGGAGTTGATCGTGGTGACCATCTTATTATTGTGATTGATTCTATTGGTAATCTGGCTTCGGTAAAAGAAGTTCAAGATGCAATGGATGGTAAGTCTGTTGCTGATATGTCAAGAGCAAAACAGATGAAGAGTTTGTTCCGTATGGTAACTCCTCACTTGAACCTAAAGGATATTCCTTTGGTTGTTGTGAATCATACATATATGGAGATCGGTTTATATCCTAAGGCAATCGTTGGTGGTGGAACTGGTTCTTATTATTCAGCTGACAATATTTTTATTCTTGGACGTCAGCAAGAAAAAGATGGAACAGAAGTTATCGGTTATAACTTCATTATCAATGTAGAAAAATCTCGTTATGTTAAAGAAAAATCTAAAATCCCTGTCACTGTATATCATGATGGTGGTATTAGCCGTTGGTCTGGCTTACTTGATATTGCTCTCGAATCAGGACATGTGGTCAAACCTAGCAATGGTTGGTATTCAAAAGTAGATGATGATGGTGTCGTTGAAGATAAAAAGTATCGCATCAAAGATACAGATACTAAAGAGTTTTGGATGCCTATACTGAAACAAAAAGCATTCTATGATTTTGTAAAGAGTAAGTATCAGGTTGGATCAACAGATATCCTTAAAGACGAAGAGATCGATGAGGAACTTGCAAGTATTGATGAACAAGAATGAACACTTTAAGATACAAGACTGTACAAAATAAAAAGACAAATGTTGAAGCAATAAAGTTGCTTGAACATCCATATGAGGGTATAATATACTCTTACGGAAAGGTGAAGTTTGTTGAAGAAGGAGATAACCTTAGAATCAAATTTGAATATGATATCATTGAAGATGCAGATAGCATCTATGACACAAAAGAATTTGAACAATATATTGGCGATATCCTTCAAGAACTAATTCATCTTGGAATTGAAAAAAATAATATAACTTACACAGGTGGTATAGACGATGAGAATAGAACAGGCGATATTGTCGAACCTGATAAACAATGAAGAGTATTGCCGTAAGGTAGTTCCCCACATTAAGAAAGATTATTTTTCTGATCGCAAAGAGGCAAACATAGCCTCTTTGTTAATTGGATTTTTTGAACAATACAATAAACCAGCATCTCCTGAGATTGTTCAAATCGAGATCGGAAATTTAAAAGGATTCACTGATAAAGAGATTCCTGAAATGCAGGAGTATGCGAAACAACTAACCAACTCTGAACCTAATCAAGAATGGTTGATTCAACAAACAGAAAAGTTTTGTAAGGACAGAGCAGTATACAATGCGATTCTGGCATCCATAAAGATCATAGATGGAAACGACAAACTACACACACAAGATTCTATACCTTCTATCCTGTCCGATGCGTTGGGCGTTTGCTTTGACAATCATATTGGTCACGATTACATTTCAGACGCTGATGCTCGTTTTGATTATTATCATAGGGTTGAGGAGAAAATTCCTTTTGATCTGGACATGTTTAATAAAATCACTAAAGGTGGTCTTTCAAAGAAAACATTGAACATTGCTTTGGCAGGAACTGGTGTTGGTAAGTCTTTGTTTATGTGTCATGTTGCTGCAGGTGCACTGATGCAAAATAGAAATGTTCTTTATATCACCATGGAGATGGCTGAAGAAAGAATCGCAGAACGTATCGATGCTAATCTGTTGAACCTGACAATGGATGAGTTAAAGGTTGTCGATAAAGATATCTTTGATAGTAGGATTGATAAGTTGGCAAAGAAAACGCAAGGACAGTTGATTGTTAAAGAGTATCCTACTGCTTCAGCTCATGCTGGTCACTTCAGAGCATTGTTTGAAGAACTAAAGATGAAACGTGAATTCGTTGCTGATATTGTGATGATTGATTATTTGAATATTTGTGCAAGTCAACGTATGAAATTGGGAGCGTCTGTAAACTCTTATACATATATTAAGGCGATTGCTGAAGAACTTCGTGGATTGGCAGTTGAGTATAATGTTCCCATTATCTCAGCTACTCAAACAACTAGATCTGGTTTTACAAACTCAGATCCTGGACTTGAAGATACTTCTGAGTCGTTTGGTTTGCCAGCCACTGCGGACTTTATGTTTGCGTTAGTTAGTAATGAAGAACTTGAACAGTTGAATCAGATTATTGTTAAGCAGTTGAAGAATCGATATAATGATCCAAACTATTATAAGAGATTTGTTATTGGGATTGATAGAGCAAAGATGAAGTTGTATGATGTTGAAGTATCTGCTCAAACAGGATTGACTGATGCTGGTTCTAAAGATGATGACAAACCATTGTTTGACAAAAGTGATTTTGGCAAACGACTACATAGTGGTGGTAATGCACCATTTAATGGTTTCAAATTTTAAGGAGAATATAAATGACAAAGATATTGGTAGCTGAAAATAAATTAGATATGACTCATATGTTGGGTCAGTTTCCTACAGAAGCAGATTATGATCTTTTGATTGAAGAAGATATGGATGTTTATATGCCATGCAAGTATGGCGAAGAACCATATACGGAAGAAAAGATTGTTTTAAAATTCCGTAAGAACTTCTTCAGTAAAGAACAACAAGATTCAGCATATGCTGGTTTGCGAGATGCTGCAACTGAATCTCAGAATCGTGGTATTGCTGCTGGACCACGTCAAGGTTCATTGGGTAATCGCCAGTGGGTCACTGACTATGAATATGAAATTCTTGATACATTTTTAAAGCCAACAGAGAATCTTTATGGTGAAGATCCTATTGATGTTATTCGTAAGAAACACAGCGAGCGTAAAAGCACAGCATCTAATCGTGCACGTGTTTGGTCAATCGAACGTGTAAAGAAAGAAGATTTTAAGTTTGATGAGTGGGTTGATTATGTTAGAACTCTATCTCAAGATGAAGCCAAAGAAAAAGCAAAGTATGTAGCAGATAAGATGATCTGTTTAACCACTTATGCAAACTCAGTTAACTCTGGTATTGCTGGTTGGTTTGATCGTTATCCTCGTATACCTTATGGTCGTGCTACTTCTTATACTCGTGATAACTTTGATAAATTTAAATTATCATTCCCATTCCTTCAAAGTCTTTCTAAAGGATTTAAAGATCTATTGCCTGGACGTTTTGCTGCACAAATGGAAGCAGCAAATAAGTTAGATCCTTCATTCTTAGTTCCTGAAACCCCATTCACAACTATTACTGTGAATAAAACATTTAGAACTGCTTGTCACTTTGATGCTGGTGATTTGAATGCTGGTCTTTCAAACTTACTTACTCTGTCAAATACTGGTAACTATTCTGGTTGTTATCTTGTTGCACCAGAGTATCGTGTTGCAGTTAATGTTCGTCCAGGAGATTTGCTGTTGATTAATAACCACGAAGTTATGCACGGCAACACTGAGATCGTTTGTCACGATGAAATATCTGAACGCATTTCTTTGGTTTGTTATTTTAGAGAAAAGATGTTGGAACTTGGTAGTAGAGAATATGAAGATACTCGATATCAGTTTGTTGAAGATCGTAGACTGAATAAAGAACATCCAGAGCAACGTCCACTTTGGAATGGTGTTTCTGAAGGTATGTGGTTCTCAGAAGAGTGGTATGATTATTGTCAGACTAAACTTGGTCTAGAACAACTACATAAATATCATCCAGAGTCAATTAAATCTGGATCACTTGATGAATTTTTTGCTTAAGGATTAATTATGTCGTTACACGAGTTTCTCGGTGAAGAAAAGTTGCTAGAGTGGTTCTACTCAAAGAACTCTGGTAATACAGGAAGTAAGATTGGATACCGTAGAGTTTCTGGTAAGATTGGTTTAACCAATAAAGAGAATGGTGTTCGTGGTGCTTGGGTAGAGAAACGTGTTGCTTTATTCAAGACTATGCTTGACTTTGGTTATCGCATCATTCCACTATCAGAAGCAACTGACCCAACTAAAGATGATGGTTTTGAAACATTCTCAGACTATCAAACTTGTGATGTTTTAATGCTAGAGTTTGGTGGGACTAATCTTCAGTTCTATCAAAAGTATTGGGATAAAACTGTTGAGATGATCAAGGCACATACTGGTCGTATTATCTTTTTGAATGACGATCCAGATCTGTCATTCCTTTGGGAACTATTACCAGATGAAGATTGGTCACGTTGGACTATTGCTGCTAATGCAGTTAACTGCGCTGAAGTTGCAAAAGTTTTAAAGTGTCCAGAAGGTAGTCGTACTGTCGATTTACCTATGGCATCTGGCATGGAGTTTGCAGAGTTCCATCCTGGAGAGTATCAAAATGTTGTATATATTGGTAGACCAAATGGTAGAACAAAATACTTTAAAGAGTTTACGAAGTCAAAAGAACTCAAAATTGCAGGAAAAGAGGCGGAGTGGAGTGATTTTTCTGGACTAGAAATATTCCCAAATCCACAGCAAAGAGATCGTAGGAAGTTTTATCAACAGTTTGCAGGTTGCTTGGCAGTATATGATGATAAACACAAAACAACTGGTTGGAGAACTGGACGTGCTTATCATGCAGTTTATGCTGGTATTCCTGTTTGTGCTCCACAAGGTAATGCTGGTCTTAGTTGGTGTTTTCCTGCAGATACTTTTGCATCTTTAACTATGTTTGCTCAACTTCCTGCGGATAAAAGGCAGATGATTTGGGAAAAACAAAAGCAACTTGTACTTGGAACTCCAGTAGATCCTATTACCCTATGAAAGTATCCTATGATATCGATGGGGTTTTGGCTACTCAACCACCAGCCAACGAAAAGAAGTGGGGTCATATGGATGGTACCGAACGTAGAGCAAGGAAGGAATTCCTCTATGATTGGTACGCAAATGCCGAGAAGTTAATTGAACCAGCCGAGACTGAATTCTTTGCAATTTCTGCAAGAAAACGAGAACCAAGGATCCACACAATCACAAAAGACTGGTTGAATAAATATTATGGTACGAGAGTCTTGGCATTCTATCTTCTTGGTACCTCCAGAACAGTTGAAAATGTCGTCAAATTTAAGTCCGAAACAGTACTTGAATTGGGCGTCCAGCGTCATTATGAGGATAATAAAAAAGTTCTTCGAGGAATGAGGAAGATACTTCCACCCGAAGTTGAGTTGTATTTTTGGGAAAAAGGAATGGCAGAACCAATAATATTCACATAGGGTTGGGTTATGCAATATCTACAAAATCTCGAGATTGATTGGATAGATCTTTTAAACTTTTATGAGCGTCCATTTAGGGCTAAAATAGTTCCTGCAAAGATGTGGGAAGATCTAGACAAATATAAAAACGATCAAGAGGGATTGGTCAACTACTTTAAAAAGTGGAAGACTAGGATACGTTGGATAAAGCAGATATCAAAAGCCAAAATCTTTAAGACCCATGTGGCTGTTGGAGGTGAATATGCTCCAGACGAAAAACATATTTACCTTCACCTTTATACAGACTGCTTTAATAAACATCAGTTTACCGAAAAGTCTTGGGAATCATTTAAGTATAGAGTTATTCAAACTCTAATGCATGAGGTGATTCATTATATGCAGTTCTCCAGACGACAGAGTATCTGGAGCAATTATGTAGTTCCCTATAAGAAAGTAGGAAATACAAAGAAAGATGCTGAGCGTAGGTATCTTTCTGAGTTTGATGAAATCCAAGCATATGCTCACTGTGTATATCTGGACTTTAAAACCAAACGTCCAAATACGCCCATCAAAATCTTACTGGGTCGCTGTAAAAACAAGAAAGACTCCAGTACTCTTCACTACTTCCTCAAGACATTCAACTACGATTTTAGGAACAATGTTTCTCCACAGAAGCTATTTCAACAGATAGGCAAGTGGGAACGCAAGTATAATAGAATCCTAAATAGGAAGTAACAACTTTATTGATGGATAACGAATGGCAACTACTGGCAAAGCAGCATGGGAAAAACATTTTTATGGTAAGGGTGATATAACCACA